CGGGGTTGGCAATGAGGTCATCGATACGATTCATCTCCATAGAGATTTCTTTACATACAGGAATCTCCCCTCGGATTACGGCATCCCTAAACATGCCGTAATATTTTGGAACGGCAGTGTTTGATAATGCCATATTTAATTCTCCTATCCCTTTATTTTCTTAATAACATCAACAAACTTCTTTCCAATCGAAACCAGTTTATCGGAATTGTTATAAAGGGTAACTGCTGTGCCTAATACTGCGGCACTGGCTGCCACATAGTTGGAACCTTTAATAATTAAGTTTTGATCTCTTTTTAATTGAGAGTATTGGTTCTCCATTTGAAGACGGGTATTCCGTTCTCTCAATTCCGAATCACTCATTTGCCTAGCGCTTTTCTTCGTATGTGCTTTGGTATAATCGGGGTGATCTTTGTTTGGTTTTCTAGCTCTCGCGAGCTGTGCAGGAGTTCTTCGAACACCCCATTTCATTCCAAGAATACCGTAGTGTTTTAAGTAATCATTCATTTTGATTTGCCTCCTCTTCAATTGTTTTTACAGGATCTACTGCGACTTGGATTCTCCACTCAAGCTCGGAAATCATTCGATTTGTAGATTCAATTACAGCGGAACTCAGAGGAGGATCAAAGAGGAGTTTAACTTTCATATAGATATAAGATTTTACTAATTCCAACTTGGAATCTTCAGTAATGAAATCCTCCCATACGTTGTTCTTATCTTTGATCGAGAAACCTTCAGAGGGGCCGACACCAATCTGAGTTAAGATGGATAGTACAGAATTAATGTGCATAATGAGATCCGTATCAAAGTGCGTATACTCTTCCGCAATTCCGAGAAGCTTCTTGATCGATGTCAGTATACTCTCCATAGTAATCCTCCTTTACGGTTGAATCGCAATAAATTTTTTCATACAGAATCCTTCAATACCGGCTGCTGTGCAAACTTTATAGAATTCTTCGGTTGATTCTTTTTCATCAATCATGAGCTCTGTCTGACAAACAATTTCACATACGACTGGGGCATGAACGGTTGGTCTTTCACGAACATTAAGTTTCTTACAATTCGACACGAGACCGATTTTAATCTCTTCTGACTCGTCGTGAGTTTCGGATACATACGTATCGTTAACAGTGTCGTTCTGGTACATTTATTGCTTCCTCCTTTTATTTTTGCCTCCAAGGACAAGTGTCATTTTTACTTCTTTCAATCGGCGCTTTGATTAATAAGTTTTCATCGCCATAGTGTATTGCGTTGTGGGTATTATGGGATGTGAGAATTAAATTCTCTGGGTCAAATACTTTCGGGTTTCGATTAACTATGTCGTCAACAGTTATGGGATTAATATGATGGATTAAAATTCTCCCATGAACCTCGAATCCTTCGCAACCTAAATCACATCCATTATCCCGTATGATAATACCACTTCTACATTGTTTCCATTCGTCGGACTTATACAAAATTTGATTTAGATATCTGTCGAACCCAAAAGTTTCTTCACCAACAGCTCCGGTAAGTTTTAAATATCGATATCGTTCCTCAAAAGTGTTCAACTTGGATAGCTCTGAATAAGTCCTAATCATTTGAACTCCGGTTCCAATTTTTATAGTCCGAGTTGATACCTTTATAGAAAGGAATCATTTCAGGAATGATCCTCTGAATATAACCTCTTTTGTCAACCTCGATAGTTATGATCCACCCTCCAAGATGTACACTTATACCTTTGCCTCTTGTGAACGGAGTTTGTGTTTGGAAACATCCTGCCTGAAAACAATGAACGTTCCTATAGAACAAATATTCAAGTTTGTGATAATGCCCTATTGCTAGAATATTAGGTTTACTATCTGCTTCCATTCCGTCGATCATCTTTTGTGGTTTATAAGATAGGGCATAAGCTGTCCCATCCCAAGGGTGACGCAATTCAAGAATACAATTAGGAGTAATTTCGATTCTCGCACAATCTCTTCCAAGATAATTCATGTCTTTTCGTTTCATGGATATGATTTTACCAATATCGACGCCACATCTCTTATAAATACTAGAGTCATGATTCCCAGTAATGAAGTGTGTTGTGAGTTCGTCGAAACGAGGATAATTTGTTACGATTTCATTTATGTGATCGTCAGCGCCTTGTGTATAACATTCGTACTGGTGGCCGGTTCTCATTTGTTCACCTTCGTCTATGTCTCCTGCATGATAAATATCTTTAATACCTCTTCGAGAACAAATCTCATAAAAGTTTCGAAGATATGTAAGTTGAGTGTATTTGGAATTTATATGCGTATCACTAATCAATCCAAAAGAAAGAACGCGAGTGCCGCTCCATTCTTGAGTATGTGTCGTGGGAGCTAAATTTTCGAAAACCGTAAATTTATTGGGTTTGTTTTTTGCAGCGGGTTTTTCGGATTGTTTAGCTTTTTCACTTTTTATAAATTCTCGAACCTCGTCTTCTGTTTTATTGACCCGAGCTGCAATCTTTTTATATGAAGTATGATTTTTGTACATTTGTTTTGCTGTTTTCTTCCAATCGTGCATTTGCTTACCTCCGTTAAATAAAGATGCAGTCGAGGCGCATCTTATTAATCATCTGAACTTCCTCGTCCACTATATTTTCTCATAGCATCAAGAGCATTCGTATAAAGTTCTTCAATTCTTTGCACCGACTGTAACGATTGTGTTTTTGCTTCAATCAACTCTTTTTGTTTTTCGAGAATTTCTTTTTCGATTCTTTCTTTAGTTGACCCAAGCTTTAAATAATGAGTGATGACCTGAGAAGAAGCAGTGCCGTCTCGCAACTGCTGTTCAGCAAGATCCACAGCCAAGGATATCATCTGATTCTCTCTGGCCTCTGGCGTTAAAGCCGGTCTCATCTTTCTCGAAGACTTGGAAGAGGTTACAGCCTTAGCTTTCTTCATCCTTACTGCCTCCTCTCGGTAAAATATAGTATAGTTCTTGTTGTGTTTCATGGGGGTAATATAAAGTTTTACATAGCATTTAAAAGAACTCACAAAGCTGACCAAAACCTTTTGAAAGGAGAGAAAGAAAGAAATGAAGCAATCAACTTTGTGAGCTCGTGTAAATGCTATGCAGAAGGTAGAACGCACCCTAAAATATACCCCCGGGGATTTTTTTATGAGGCGCGCGATGACGGAGGGGGTGCAGTTTTAGCGACACCCCCCCTATATCATCCATGGTAAGTTTGCCGTATTTAGGTATTAGTATCTTGCCTTGTGACCTTCTTGTAGATGTTTCTGAAATCGTATTTGATGATTTCATCAATTGCTCTTTCAACTTCCAAATCGTTTTCTTCTTCTGATAATTGATCTGAGGTTCTAGCAATTCTTCCTAAGTAAGCACAAGAATCATAACCTTTTTCTACATCGAACAAGAACCAAGAAGTGAACTGTTCGAATGGATTGTAAGGATTGTCAAACGTTGTTAACATATGTCTGCTTTTCATAAACAGATCACTCCTTTCCTTTCAAGTATTTTAATACTGTGCTCGTCGATACGCCAAGAGCATTGGCTATGTCTTTAGTTGTGTAACCAGAAGCTTTCATGGATGAGATTCGATTAATCTTAGCAGTACTTAAAGATGTAGTGGTTTTTGGTGTAGCTCGTTGTCTAAGATCGTCTATGTCTACGTTGTTAAGAATCTGCATGAGTTTATTTTCGCTGATAGCGCCGGCTTGAATGGCTTCCCATTCACGGTCGTTAATCTTTATAGTCTCCCTCTTGGCTCCGACAGTAGCACGTGCCTTGGTTAACTCTTGTTGACTGAGTTTCTTTATTTCACTACGAGTCATGTCGGGGTTGGCCTGCTTTTTAGCATTGACGGCCGCATTAGCCATGGCCTGGGCCTGCCGCTCGCGAGGGGCGTTCTTTAGGGCCACGTTCAGTTGAGACATCAGGTGGTCCACTTCCTCTTGATAGGTTGCTTTAGCAGAGGATGAGTATGCTATTTTACCAGCATTGACCATCTCTTTACGAGCCTGGTTAGCTAGGGCCTTCATACGGTTGGCATACTCCGCATATGCCCTCTCTGCGGGGGTGTTAGCCTCAGATACGAGGGTAAAGGCGTCGTCAGTCTCAGCCATCTTTGTAGATTTTTGAGTTCTAACACGGGTCTTTCCAGTCTTAGGGTCTGTGTACTCCTCATAGACCTCTTTGTAAGTCTGTTTACCGGTTTCCTTATCAATGATTGGACTACCTTTTCTCTTTAAAACAGAAGTTTCCGATTTAGCTCTCGAGATTAAAGTGGCTGCTCCCTCACGGTAACGTCCATCTTCATCGACTCGACCTTGATACTTTTTTTTTAGATAAGCAATATCGTTATCAATTTCGCTTTTTTTGTAATCTAGTTTATGTTTTTCTGCATCGATGACTACCATACTATGACGAACAGCTTTTGCTTTTTCGTTATCTGGAGCTCCTAATAAAGTCATATCGGTAATTAAATTCGAGATTTTACCCATTTCAGTTTGGGTATTCTTCATAACCTTAATTTTTTGACCTTGACTATTGTAGTAGTTGTCTCCTTTTTTTACAGTGCCATATTCCATTTTTGGGTCAAACCCTTCAAGACCTTTCAGAGGAGGCGTGGATATGATTTTAACTTTACCCCCAACAGGAATAACCATAACCGTATCGCCATCGAAATCGGCTCCTGATAAACGAGCTGCTACTTTGCTGTTGATACCAATAGCATCTGCTGGAGTGTTTCCTAATCTCTTCCGAGCTTCTGCTTGTTTGTTGTTAACCGTCAGGATTGGAATTTCAAATGTTCCACCATGGGGGAATCGTATCAAAGCAACTTGTTCCCCAGGTTCAAAGTTAGGAGCATAAACTTCGTTGTCTTTCATAGAGGTGATAGGAAGTATTACCTGATACCTCTGACGTGGAAGGGCTGCCGCTTTTAGATGAATAGCCGCCGAATCACAATCATCGGCAAAAGACTTTAATAGTGCCTTTTTAACTGTCGGATTCGTTAGCGACATGATCTCATCAAATTCAGCTTGTTTATCGGCCGATGCTAAATTTAATTGTTTGTCTATCAATTTTTTACTCTGTTTGGAAAGAAATTGAGAGGGGAGGTTTTTGCTCCATTCGCCCCAGTCGCCTTCTTCGGCTCTTTTATTGATTAAAGACAGTTGACGTTTTCCATCCTTATCAATATAATAACTTTGACCTCCTGCTTTAATTAGAGAACCGAAAGGATTGTCTGGATCTTTTGAGATATTTTTTAGTACGTCTCCTTTGGGGGTTCCTTGTTTTTTATTAGTATTGAAAACAATATCAACTCCATCTGGCATATCGTCGGAGTATACAGCCATTCCTTTTATGTACTTATTGTTATCTACTAGAATACGAACTTGTGCGTAATGAGAGTTTCCTAAAGAAAGATCATCTACTCCTCTTCGAATCTCGACTAAACCGTCTTTATCAGCCCCACCCTCTTCCGCGTAACGAATCTTAATACGATTAGAATCCATACTCTTCGGATAAACAAAGGTGTCGAAAGTATCACCACCATCGTGAGAGACGTATTCTCTAAGAGAATGAACGTTTTCAAAATTATAAATCTCTCGATGTTCAGTTCCGGGAGGACATAGGACTTGAATATTGGTTTGCTTTCCGGGATTAGTTACTTGAGGAATTCCTCCACCATAAACCTCGTAACCTTCCATCTCTAAAATATAAAGAGCCTGTTTCATTTTTTCTTTAGAGATTCCTAATTCTCGTTCAACACCAACGCCGACATCAATCATTCCTTTTTCATTTACTTGTTTTTTAAGGAACTCAGCAGTCTTTCGGGCCTGATTCATACGAGCTTCAGATTTCTCATCTAGCAAAGAGCGTACAGACGAGTCATTTTTATACCCCATCTTTTCCGCAATCTCATTAAGAGAATATCCCTTCTCTCTTAAACCTTTAGCTGTGGCAACTTGGAGAGCTCTCCTTTCGTCTTTTGCTAAGCCAATTTGTGTTCTAAGTTGAGTAGTTGTTAACCCCATGGACTCAGCAACTTCTTTTTCACTCATCCCTGATTTTTTAAGCTCGTTCACTCGACTAAGAAAATCTCCGCTACGCTGATAAGGATTATCACCTGAACCCCAAGGATAACGTCCAGAACGTCTCGGCATACCATAATGTTTTAAAATATCTTCCGCAATGGGATTCATGTTTTAACCCTCCTCTAATTTAATTTTTGTTATCAGTTTATCAAAAGTAATAATCTTATCCATGATTGGAACAATGTCCTCTGCTGTGGGATTGTGATGTAAGATTTCATCAGACTGATAAATTCTCAATTCTATGTCAATATCCGAAGGTTTAACTCTGTACTCCAAACAAAAAAGAGCAGCATATATTTCAAGCTGTTCCATTCGTGCGGGAATAACGCCTGATTTATAATCGTGAATCCTTAACAAATTATTTCGAAAACAAATCGCATCAGCTGTTCCAAAACAATTTTCTGAATAATATAAAGGTTGTTCTACTGTCATTCGAAAACCAATCGCATCATTCACATACATGTTTAATGTCTTTCTAGATCTGGGTAACTTCTGACCGAGTCTAATGCATTGAGCTGCAAATTCGTGTAACACTGTACCTCTTTGTGCTGCCGTGTATTTGGAATATGATTCGACTAATTTTGTTTCATCGTAATTTATCCAATGATATTTACTAGCACCAAGAAATGCATGTTGCCCTTCAAGGTTTGAATGTTTGTTGAAGTTCATGCAATACCTCCTCTTTATTTTCCGGACATATAAATCTTGAGAATGACATCTCATTCATACGCCCGACATAATATTCTTGATTCGGTTGTTTCTTTGCACCCGCTACTTTTTTACATTCCAAAGTGGCCCACTTGTTTTCGAACAAAACTAATAGGTCAGGAATTCCTTGAATATAACCCGAGTCAAGTTTCATTACCATACATCCCGGAAATATCATTTTTAATTCTCGGATGAGATTCGCTTGAAAGTCTCTTTCTAATTTAGAACTACTGGCCATAAGCGGGCCTCCTTTCTTGTTTTTAAACAAACGAAAAAGAGAAAGTAA